TTATTTAATAGTAACTAGTTCTAAATATAAATATAAGAACATTTTATTTTTAAAACAACAAAACCCGGATAAAATCCGGGCTTTATTAAATTATGTTAATTTATCTTAGTAGTTTAAGATACAGTAGTCCATTGCCACAGTAATGTTTAAGTCTACTACAGCATCTGAAGACCAGTCAAACTGACCAAAATCTCCTGTTTGTAAGAATGCTCCTTTAATGATCCATTCTCCTACAATATCTCCTACAGGACCTAAAATGTTTAGTGTTAAGTCTTTTTTGTAGAAATCTGAATAACCAGCTCTACCGGTTACTGATTCATAAGATAGACGTGCCCATTCCATTACTGCTTGTGCTCCTGATGGAGTGATTGGATCGTAAAGTGTCATAGTCATATCTGACCATTCTCTTTTACCTCTGATCTTTCTGTATGAGTTAATATGATCTAACTTTACTACGTTATCTACAAATGTTGGAGCCTTTACGTTCTTAACCAAGAAGGAAGGAATACCGTCCATGTACATAACAAATCTGTTTTGTACTTTTGGTTCGAATGCTCTGAACATTATTTCGTTTGGATCTAATACTGCCATGTTATATTTGCTTTATTATAAATATCGTTTAAAAAATTATCCTGCGAAAGAAGCTCCTGTTGGTTCTACTACGAAGTCTAATACTATAAATTCTGCTGTTTTAGCTGGCTGTATAAAGATCTGACCAACTAATTGGTTTCTATCAATAACGTCTGCTGTATTGTTTGTATCGTCCATTACTACTCTGTAAGCATAAAGACCTTGTCTCTGTGTTACTGATTCTAAGTACGGATTAACTGTAGATAAGAATTTATTTCTTGTTGTAATAGTATTTTGTTCAAATACTAAGTTTTGAGCTTGATCACCAATAAACTTCTTAAGGTCGATTAATAATCTTCTAACGTTTACTCTATCTAAAGCAGAAGCTTTAGTTTGTAAAGTTTTCTGTCCAAATACTGCTAAACCTGTTCCAGGGAAAGTAGCGATTGGGTTAACTTTACCGTTGTATAAAGTATCTCTATCTGTTCTAGATAATTTTCTTTCTGCTTGAATTACTCCAACGATTCCTCCTCTCACAAGTCCTGCTGGTGCGAACCATGGTGCTGCTGCTCCATCAGTGAAAGCGTAAATTCCTGGGATAACAACTGAAGCTGGTACCCATACGTTTTTACCTGTGGCTGATTGAGTTTGTAACCAAGGCCAGTAAGAAGCTGCATAAGAGCTATTCTGATCTGCTGCTTGTGTGGTTGTCTCTGCTACTGTAGCCCCGTAAGTTACTAAATCTAATACTGCGATACAATCTCCTCTAGATTCTGCAAGAGAGACGATGTTATCTATTTGAGTACCGTGAAGAGAGTTAATTAATCCTGGTGCTGAAATTACATTAAACTGATAATCATCTGCATTTCCTAATAAAGTAATAGCTTTATCGTACACTGCTGGTCCTACACCTTGTGTATTGTTTGCAGCTATGTTACCATAAAGTAAAGCTCCTCCTGCTACATCTCCAGTTGCACTAAAGAATCCTCCTTTTTGTGCTATAGGAAGTAAATCTGCGTAATTACTTCTTACAGTAACTCCGTCATTTTCTAAGAAGTTAAGTGTAGGTGAATTAACAGCTGATACTCTAATGAAGTTAGATTTGTTAACATAATCTCCTGTTACTGTTACCTGTGAAGCATCTCCTGAGATCGCTTTAACTTGGTTACCGATAACTTTCTCAATATAGTTAGGAGAGTTAGGATCTAATGATAAGTTATTAAACGATTCTAATACTACTCTATTCTTAGTATTATCATCTCCTCTTCTAACTGAAAGTGTAAATGTACCTCTTGCACTATCTACATTTGAAATATCAAATCTTAAGTTATCAGAAGAACCTGATACTAAAGAACCATCTGAATTTTCTTCTCCGTAAGTAGAACCAGAATGGTTATTGTATATAACTCCTTTACCTAATGTTTCTAATTCGAAAGGTGAAGTGCCAGATCCAGATACATCTGTAATGTCTGTTGAAGTACCAGCAGCGTATGTTCCGTTTACTACTCTTGTTACTAAACAAGTGTTTCCTCCTTGATCAAAATAGCTTTTTACAGCCATTGAAGTTAAGAACTCATGTTTATCTGATCCTGATTCAAATGTTACTCCAAATTTCCTTGTATAGTCATTATACGAAGTAACGATTGTAGGAATCTCAACTGGTCCTTTAACTGTTGGTCCAAGGATTGCTGCTCCTGCCTCTACTGGTGCTGGTTGGATGAATGAAATGTCATTCTCTCTTTGAAATACACCTGGTGAGATTATTGTTTCTGCCATGTTAGGTAAAATTTATTTTATGTCTATAATAAATATATGTAGATAAGGTAAACCTACTGTTTCGGAAAGGGTATCTAACTACGTATATAAATAGACTAAAAGTTATGAAACCTAAGTGACTATAGGAGTAAACTCACCTGTCTCTATATCAATATTACCTTTCCCGTACTTTTCTTGCATTTCTTGAGCGATTTTTGTTTCGCTTTCAATTGTCTGAGAGTAGAAGGTTTCTAGTTTATATTGTCTCATTTTTAAATTAAGTTTAATTTGTCCAATTGAACTTAATTCTTCTTTGATTGCAGCATGACGCTGTTGAACTTCTTTGATTGCTTGTAACTCTTCTTGTGTTAATTTCATAACTTCTTTAATCGTATTAGTATTATTTAATGTATTATATCTGTACCTACAGTATGTCGGAAAAATTCCAAGTTTTATATTCGTATTGGTGTTCGTTATCAATAATGTAAGAATTATCTTTAAACTTAACAACTAATTGGGGGGTAATTATTCCTTTTGCTGCTCCAGTATACTTACATCTCGAGTTTATAATCGGTATATTGTACTTTTTAATAAAAGTATACCACATTACGGTACCTTGAGTTCTGTATACAGGTAAATCTTTCTTATTAACTTCAAACTTTTTATATTGATTTTTGCAGATCTGTATAAATTCTTGAAATAACTCCGTTACATCTTTTCCTTTAAAAAGTATATTTAGTACTTCGGGGAAGGTTACGAAAGTACGTTCATCTATTCCCTCATGTAGGTAGTTAACGTATATACAGTCTTTATAGGTGTTTTGTTCTAATGTAGGAAAACAATGCTGTTTAATTTTAGTGTACATGTCTTCTATATCTTCTTTGACCCCAAATGGAAAGTGGTTATTAGGGTTATATATGTCCACCTTATACTTAATTATGTAATCATACTGTGTTAGGTCTATGTCATTTACTAATCTATGAAGAAGGTACCCTATAATGAATGTTTTATAATGGCCTTGTTGTATATCTGTAAATTTTATGGTTTCGGCAAGTTTTGGTATAAACGTATCCGTATATTTTTCTTTATGTATAGTAAAATTATAGTATTCTTTATACCTGTCTAAGCTTTTTATGAACTTATTATTAAAAGGTATATCCCAAGTGTACACTATGCAGTCTACTTTGCTACCTTTTTGTACTTTATTTGCACTTACTAGCTTGTTGTACATTTTTAACATATGGGTATTGTGGCCACTTACAAGCCCTACTATTATTACGACTGGTTTCATTAGCTTGTAATTAGTATATCTGTTATATTTTTGATAAATTGCTCTTTAAAGGTTTCTTCAAGAGTCTTCAATACTACTGTATTATTGTACAATCTTTTGTTGAGTTCAGGATTATTTAAAGGAGTATTACACAACCTTTTCACTTCATTGGCTACTGCCTTAAGTCTAAACTCTGGGTTTTCTATATTGTCATAAGAATGGTTGACTATATCGTCAAACACATCAAATTTTAATTCTCTCATCTGCTGTACAAATCCTTTTGGGGCAACCCAAATTGGAATTTGAAAACTATTAATACATTTAGCAGATTTTTCAGTAAAGAATAAGCGAGTCCATCCGTGACAGTACCGTAAGTTTGTTTCCTCGCTGCTGAAGTGTTCATAAGAGGATTCTAGTATTAGGTTAAACTGGGATAATTCTATATTCTCAAGGTTGAAATTGGAGCTTTCGTATCTGTTAGCTAATTTATTTTCTATTCTGATGGGGAGAAGTTTTTGAAATTCTCTGTCTAAAAGTGTATTGCTTTTATACTCATCTAGCTCTTTATCTGTATTTCCTGAACCGCATGTTATTACACCTTTTTCTAGTAAACCTAGTCTATACAGCTCTTGAATTAGAAGTAATCTATGCTCCCTTCCGTTTATAAGTCTAGCAAAGCAAGTATACTTTTTAGTCCGGTTTAGAATATCTATTTGAGTTATTGGTTTGTACTTAAAAAACATTGGGTGGAATATTTCATTAGCTACTCGCCTATTTGTATTCAATGCAGATGTAATAACTACGTACCGTATATCTTTCTTTTTACACCAATCGTCCAATATATTGAGTACCTGTAAAGGAATGGCTTCTGTACTGCAATCAACTATCAGTATGGAATTTTTAATGTATATTGATTCTATCCATTCAAGTCTACTTTTTAAATTAACAACTGTTAACACAGTTCCTACTAGTGTTACATTATTACTTATTTCAGAAATAGTTTTTTTAGTTAGTCCATAATGAAATTCAAGATACTGTGTAGGATCTTTCACTACTGTATCTTCATAGTAGTACCTTATCATAAGTTTATTTTAGTGGAAAGGTCTTGAGCTATGGCTTTATACCCTTCAATTGTAGGATGAACACAATTTGTAATATAGGTATCAGGATACGGCATATTAGTATAATCGTTCCAGGTTCTATCAGGTGTGTTATTTAAATTATTCAGAAACTGGTAATAATTAGTGTTTGGAGTTAGGTACCTATCCCAGTTAATTTGCATACTTAAGTTATAATGTTCATCTGGGAGAGCAGTTAAGTCATCCATAAATTCAAATGCTGATGCGAAATAAAACTCTAAGTTATTAAGTTTAGCAATCATTTGAGCTTCTAAAATATTGTGTAGGGTTTCTACTTTAGCTAAGTATTCGGTATATTCCAGTCTATACCAGTTCTCTTCTCCTGGTTTTTCTTTATTATCTCCTCCATGTGGGTAATAGGTTCGGAACCTTCTTCTATACTGTGTATACCCAGTAGGTGCCACAATATCAAATCTTATTCTACTGCTAAGCATAAAAACCATACACCCGCCTGTTATATTTTCCGGTAAAGGGTAGTGGTATAAATTTTTAACTGCTCCTCTATTTCCGTATCCTCTCATTCCTAAATTAATAGGTACATGATCTTTAAAGTAGTCTCGAGTTAATACGTTTACCCAGGAGTTTTCTAATTCATACTTAAGAAGCTTAGGTTCAGTTTCATTATCCGATCTATCTACTCTACCTCCCCATTCTTCAAAAAATCGGTACGGTACTCCTCCCTGTCCTTGAGTCCAACTATCCCCTATTCCTACAATTACTTTCATAGTAGTTATATGTCTTTATACTTGTTTTTGTTAATCTAAACGGTATCTACACTTATTAAAATAGTTACTCAGTACTACTAAGTAGTGAGCTCTCCTGTATGTGGTCAGGTCTCTTTACTGTATTATAGTTCCTCAACTTCCTATGGAGTTTATCAGAAAGAAGTCTATGCTGTTGTGCAGATGGATGACCACCGTCGGGAAAATCTACTTTTTTCTCGTTTATTCTATTTAAAAAGTCTGAGTAGCTATCGAGAATTGTTTCGCTTTTGTTCTTACCTAAGTATTTTTCTATTGTCTCATATGTTCTTAATGTGCATGCAATAGGTGGTTTTTTCAATCCTAAAATACCCGGTATCCACTTACTTATTTTACCTTTAATAAATGTATACTGGTTGTCTAACTCTAATGTAGTGCTTTGCCCTTCTACAATTAAAAATGGAATTTTAGTTAATTTGTGTATAGCTTCTGCAAAATCAAATGAAATTTTTAATATTTCTCTATTAACTATATCTACTTGTTCTGTAAGGTTAATTGTGTTTTTTATATACTGTTGGAATTTCATACAATACTCCGGTCCGTTGTATTCGTATAAATCCCTAAAAGGTTCAGTTATACACCATACAATTACATCCGGAAAAGGTGTTCTACTACTACGGGGCTGTGGGGACATTCCTAGGGATTCAAATAGAGCAACTAGTTGGAGTAGGTTACTGTCCCCTCCTAATGCAAGATTACTTACTCTATATCCTCTTTTTTCTAAAAAGTAACTAATCCCGGGATGACTTACTCCATAGTTGTAGGGGAGATTAAACTTCCCAAGATATTTAGTCAGTTCCGCTACTCCAGGACCGTATTGAGGTATTTTATACTCGTCTGCTTTAGGTAATCTATTCCATTCTCCAACAAAATTACTATCTCCTAAAAGTGTTATATTTCTCATAGTAAATGGTGAAAATTATGGTTAACGTATTGTTTATTATTAACTTTTAGTAACTCCTGCATGAAAGGTAAGAAATCTTTATGCTCTTTATTAAATACTTGCATTTGGTAAACCTCCTGTTCTGTGTACTTACCTGTTCCCCAATGTATATGTTGACGAAAGTTAATAGATAATGTAAAGGTGCTATTTTTAAAAATACTACTAATCAATGTGTGGAAGGTATCCATTTCCTTATAGTTTTTTTCACTTACTACCATGGAGATGATAACTTCTGAAAGTGTCGGTATAGTGCTAATAAATTCTAGGTTTTGTAGAAGTTTATCCCATTTTCCTCCTAATCTTGTTACGTTTTCGTATGTTTCTTTCGTACCTGCATCTATACTAATTTCAATCTGTTTAATATACGGACCAGCTTTGAGTTTATCCCAAAGAGATTTGTCCAGCATTTTTCCATTCGTAATTATTTGTATATTTTCTAGAGAAGGGTATTTACTTTTATCAAAATTCAGTAAAAAGTCCCTATAAATATTAGAATAAAATGGATCCCCAGAACCAGTCACTACTATTTTTTTTAATGTAGGCCCTAATTTATTTTCTACTACTTCCAGTAAATCTACCTTAGCTTTATGTTCCTTCGAATTAATTTTACTATTAGGTATTAGGTTAATTCTACAGGAAGGGCATTTTAAGTTGCAGCTTCTATCCCAACCGAATAATACTTCCTCAGGACCTTTTTCAAATTTATCTACATCTTCAACAGTTTTAATATCATATTTTTTTTCAAATTCTTCTTTTGTGTAAAAATTGTACGGCTTTAAACCGGTATTAAGGAGGGAACTTAAGGAAGGACATATTTCATGTTTACAGTGTCTATAGGATCCGTCTACTACGGATTTACGTATATCTTTAGCATTAGAAGAATTCCAATCTAAATCTTCACCAGCTCGGATGTTGGTAGGGCACCAAGATGGACAACAGACGTAATCTGCATCTGTCTGTATATCTATATACTCAAATGGATGTTTACAGACGTATTTATTTAAAACCTCTTTAGAGTTCATTTAGAAATGGTATTATAATTTGTTTGGTAAACTCGTAATGTTCTTCTTCTGAGGGGTGGTGTTCTTTTATATAGTCTCTATTTGGGTTGAGTTGAGAAATCCATTCCCATTCACCTTCGACAGGGATAAATTTGCTCCATTCTATTAAATCTGAAATCCATTTTAAATCTGGTTTAGCCAGGTCGGGGTGGCTTCCTATATTTTGGTTTTTAGTTTCGGATGTACCTTTGTACTGTCCCCAATGATCCCATTTAAATTCAAAGATATTCCATGCGTTTGTCATAAAGTACTTTACTCCGGCAGATTCTAAGAATTTCTGTGTGTACAGTATATCGTGAAGTGTGCTAATTACTCCTCCTATAGGGTTATGAAAATACTTATAATATTGTTTTTGCAATACTCCCTCATGTGAAAGTAGCAAAGGTTTCCAAACGGTATCTAAACTCTCAGGTATGAAGTTATAGGCATCTACCCATACTTTTCCGGTCTTATCTTCATTTAAGATATTTTTATCAAAATGTATACCTACTCTATCTGGTCCGGACCACATAACGCCAACCAGTATGTCTTCCGGTTTATATGTTTTGAGTAATTCCGATACTCTATAAATAATTCTCATTCTTATGAGATTGTTTGACTGACCTCCTCGACCTTCATTAAACCAATCCTTTATGTTTAATTGGTCTGCAAGTTGTTTAGGCCAAGTTTTATAAGAACGCCAGTTTTGTGTATCGGAAAAACTACATCCAGATGTAGCTACTACTTTGAAATTTGTTCCTGAATCCATTTATAGGTTTTTTCTAGTCCGTGTTTCAAAGTAGCTGTTGTTTTCCAGCCCACATGTTTTTCAAAAAGCGTATTATCGGAGTTTCGTCCCCTTACTCCCAAAGGTCCTTTTATATGTTTGAACGTAATATTTTTACCCGATATTTCCGTAATATATTCGCCAAGTTGGTTAATAGTTACCATTTCTTCTGAGCCAATATTAACAGGTTCTTTAAATTCGCTTTTCATTAATCTGATAACTGCTTCGATACATTCGTCAATATATAGAAATGATCTAGTTTGTAATCCGTCGCCCCAAATTTCAATTTCTCCTCCATCATTACATTCAGCTATCTTTCTACATAGTGCAGCTGGTGCTTTTTCTTTACCGCCATTCCAGGTACCTTCTGGGCCAAAAATATTATGAAATCTAGCAACTCTAATATCAAGTTTGTAATTTCTATTAAAAGCAGCAAATAACCTCTCACTAAATAATTTTTCCCATCCGTATTCTGAATCCGGTTGTGCTGGGTATGCAGAAGATTCCTCACAGTTAGGGTTATTAGGGTCTAATTGGTTGAATTCAGGGTACATGCATGCTGAGGAGCTATAGAATACTTTTTTAACTTGTTTTTTAACGCATTCATATGCCACATGAAGATTAATTAATGCTGAGTTATGCATTACGTTGGCATCATTTTCTCCTGTAAATATATACCCTGCTCCTCCCATGTCTGCAGCAAGTTGGTAAACTTCATCAAAAGGTCTATCAATTACTTTTTCTACTACCAAAGCATCTCTAAGATCCCCGATTATAAAATTATCTGCTGTTGTAGGTGAAAAATCAGGATATTTTAAATCTACTCCTCTTACCCAGTATCCATCCTTTTTAAGTCTTGTAACTAAGTGAGAACCTATAAATCCTCCTGCTCCTAAAACTAATGCTGTTTTCATACAATCTATTTTAAATAAATATACTTATCATTTTTAAACTACAAATTATTTTATAGTAAATTTTAAACCGTTCCATTCCCAACGTGGAAATCCTAAACTTAAATTTCCTTTGTCAGTAGATATTATATCTATATTTCCATTTTTATCTATATCTTGTACTCTTATCCATATAGCCCATCTAAGTTTGTCAGCTAAAGTGTTATCGGTAATATTATCAATAATTTGGTAATCCTTTGTACTTATAATATCAATATAGTACCCTTCATATACATTTTTATATCTTCCAGCTATAATTTCTATGTGTCCGTCTTTATTTATATCAGCAAAATCAAAATCTACAGTTCCTTCCCAAGGTGCAGTGAATGGTAAAATTTTTGAACGTTCGTAGGTAAAGTCCACTCCATTGCCAAAATATACTCTAGATTGAAGATTATTTTCGTCTCCTCCTCCAATAAGGTCTAAATATCCGTCGTTATTTAAATCAAATAATTCAACAGTAACAAACCCTTGATGACTAGTCTCTGGAGGTAGTTTTATAATATCTGTCTCTACAAAGGTACCGTCTCCGCTGTTTAGAAATGTTAGTCTACTGTGTTGTGAAGACATAATAATATCTAAATCTCCATCATTATCTATATCTCCTGATGCACCGGTGTGTAAGTAGTGCTTAGACTCAGACAAATTTATAAGTTCATAGCCGGTATCGGTACTAATTAGTAATGTGGGAGTTGTTCCTTCTGTTGGCCACATATCAATACCTTGTTCTGGGTAAGCTACGTCTGGTTTACCGTCATTGTTAAAATCCCCTAATAGTCCTTTACGTGCATTAAATGTACCTACTTCTCCTTCAATATCAAAAGGTGTTAATTTAAAAGTCTCATTATCCCCTTGATTTTTAAAAAACTCAAGAGGTAAATCTCCATACCCGCCAGCATTTTCATATAAGGAAGGTGCTGCCATCCAATCTTCAAACCCATCACCATCAAAATCAGCTATTACTTCTGGGCAACCATAGGCGGTAGTTCTGAAATCGATATTGTTCTCTTCAAGTACTTTATAGTAATCTATCCAAATAGTAGATTTAGATAATTCATACGAAGTATTATAATAGGATCTAACTTTTTGTTCAACTGTAACCGGAACTTGTAAACTCTCTAGTGTATCTTTTTGACAAGAACTAATTAAACTTACTAGACATACTAACCAAATACTATTCTTCAACATAACCTTTATTTATTTATTTATATAAATATAAGAACTTTATACCGGATTACCTACTTTACCTACAAATACATCCCAAATATTTTGTAACATATCTAATGTAGGCTTTTGGTGAATATGTACACCATTTTCAGTATAAAACCTATCAGTAGTTCTTTTCCTCATTACCTCCTTGTTGTGCTGGCAGATTGGTAGCATCTCTTTTCTCATTACTTTTAACTCTTCTTGAGGTAGTCTACTTAATTTTTTCAGCTCTTCTAAAATTTTGTTAAACCTTTTACTGTGGTTTATTTCTAAGTCGTAGGATTCGTCTATCCATTTATCAAATGTTCTAAAACCTTGATTATGTAGCCAATTTAGTACACCTGGGCTACCTACGATTAAGAATGGTACCCCTACTATTATAGGTTTCCAGGTTTTTTCTGAAATAAATAAGGTATCGGTACAGTACTGGGTTTCTGTAACTATATTTATAAAGGTTCTTTCGTAATCGTCTAGCGGAACATGAACTGTTATGTCATCTGTAGTATTATCTCTATCTATAAATAAAGGAGATTTGGAGTACAATTCTTCTACATACGGAGTTAAAGTATTATCCATGGCATTTATTTGTTCCATATTAGGTGGGAATAGACCATTAAAGCTACTTAACCCTTTATTAAATAAACCCTCTTTCAGTAATTTAGAAGCTATATAAATTCTATGTGTTCTAGGTCTTCTTGAATAATTTAAAAATAGGTATTTTTCATCTACAGGTTTAAATTCTAATGCATATGTTGGAAATTTAAAAACACTATTCCAACATTCTTGCACTGTTACAGGATTTACAGTAATTCTAGATTCTTGTTTTTCTGCTATAATTTTACTCTTCAAATTACCGTTAATATACACAACATCAACAGGGTCTATTCTAACTTCTACAGCCCAGTCGTGTATAGTTTTAAAGTCTTTTGTGGAACCGCTTTCTTTAACCCCTGAGTATCCTTCAATATCTTGGCATATTACTAGCTTACATTTTTTATTCCTTATATCTTGCAGTATTTCTTCATCTATACATTTAAAACCGGTATTTTTATTTCTTAAAAAATACAATGGTTCGTAAACATCAATAAAGTAGAGATAAGTAGATTTACCTACAACCTCTTTTTTGTCTACGTATTGACTGTTGGGTATTTCCCTATGTATAAAGTTTCTTAAGTCTACTTTATCAACTGTCTTAATTAAATGTGGTCCTAAATTAGGTGGAAATCTTAAATGTTCTGGTTGTTTATTCCAATCAGGTGAGACTCCACTAGGCCTGTAAAAGTCTAGTTCAGAGTCCCACTCTTCTCGTACTATTTTAATAACACTACTCATTTAGTTTTCTGCATTCTTCCCAAAAGTTTTCAAATTCTGGGAATGTTTTAATAAAATCTGTACCTCTTCTTTCGTCATGTGCTTTAAAAAACCTATAAAAATTTGACCTGCTTCTTTTTATCTGTTCTTCATCATGATCTGCTTCCATCCAATCTGCTATTCTGGATAATTTGTCAATTTCTATATCTGTATATCCTGCGTACCAAGGTTCCCATTCTGGTGTATCCCAAGTTTTAATTGTTCTCAAGCTTTCTCCAAAAGCGGCATACTCTCTAACTTTTTTTGCCCATTCTTTTGGTAGTACATTAACTGCTTGATGAGCAGGATGTCTTAAGTAAGAAGAGTCTAAGAAAATAGAAGGACACCAGTATCTGTCTGCACTATTATGTTTCTTTTTCATTTCGTAAATAAAGTACATTAAGTCTTGATATCTCGGTATAGAAAGTGCATTAAATGTAGACATACACACTACTGATATTCTTTTAGTGCAGGATAACACTTTATCTACGTTATCTCTCCATTGCTTCCAATCAAATCCATTTCTAATATAGTCTGCTTGTTCTCCGGAGGTATCTGCAGATGTATAGAGGACTAATTCTCTTACAAGGCCTTTGCTTTCAATAATTTTAATCTTTTCAATTAACTTATCTATAAGTTTATCTGGTACACCTAAGTTTGTGTTTATACCTAAAACTAACTCTCTATTAGGATTTTCATTATCTATAATATAATCAAGTACTTTCCAAGTATCGTCTGAAAGTAGAGGTTCTCCTCCTGTAATTCTAAAAGTATGTAAGTCCCTATATAAATCTGGCCACCAATCCCAAAATGCTTCTACATATGGATTGTACTCATCATGATGAAATGGCATTTTACCTTGGTCTTCTAACCACTTTATATCGTTAAAGTTATCATCAGTTGGGTACCCTCCGTGTTTTTTAGATTCTACTACCCATGCAGAAGAAAAAGATGGACCGCAGTAAGAGCATTTAAAATTACATTTATTAGAAAATGCTACTTCTACATATTTAGGATTATAATCCTCACGCCAATCCCCTTCTTTAATCTCTTCTAAGTACTCTCTAGACCAGGGTTCATAGGATTTATATATTCTGTCTGAAAGTTCATTTGAAGTATCTTCTACTCTCCAGCAATAATCACACTCAGAAGGTCTTTCGCCTTCTAGCATTTCTTTTCTTTTTTCTTTTTTGAATTTTGTGTTGTGGAGTGCTGATGGATTCCTTTTTAGTTCTCCTGTAGGTATTTTATGTGTGGCAGGGTGGTGGCAGGAATGGGTTTCCCCCATTTGTAGGTGAATGGTAGTCTGTGTCCATTTTGCAAGGCAGAAACCTGGGCCAACTTCATCTAATTGTTTTTTGTAGTGTTGGATCTTTTCTTTTTCCCCCCAACCCTTTTGTACTTCTTCTTCGTAACTCATAGTTCTATATTTAACACTTTTGCCCATGGAGTGAGTATAGTCTCACTTTTTAGGGTATATTTTACTTGTTTAATTCCATCTTTTTTGTGGTCAATATTACCTTGTTGCATCTGTAATACGTATCTTTCTTCATTTTTAGCAGTAGTATCTCCTTTTGACCATTTTCCATCAACCAATCCTTCGTCAACATGAGGAAGACAGGTAAACCTACCTTCAACTCTGTATGGTAGAATAGAGTTAGGAATATTAATTAAGTCGTTATGTTTTACAGTACCTAAATTTAAATAGTCCGTATTAGGGGTATTGAAATCTAAATCCACTACTAAGTCTGTAGAGGGTATATCGTTATGTAAATTACTAACCTGTTCAGGAGTGAGTTTTTCTTTCCATGCATATACTTTAGCAATATCTCCTTTAAAGAATTTAAACGTACAGTCATCTGGAAGAGATGGTGTTGAACCGAGGTAAATATCCTGCTGCCCGTAACTTTTTAACTTACCGGTATACTGTAGAGGAGAGTTACTTCCATGGCCAGCTTTAGAGTCTACTTCTGTACCGTTTAGGTAAAAATGAGTCTGTCTATTTTCAGCATCAAAAACAGCTGTTACCCAACTCCACTGGTTATCGTATCTTTTAATCCACATGTAATTATGGTTATTAAACGTATTCCAGTAAGTAAGTGATAATGCTCTTGAATTATTAAAAGATAGTCCGTAATCGTATCCGGGTATTCTCAAAATAGGATACTCAACGTATTGGTTATTTTTATCCCCAATTAAAAATATAGGATTTTTATCTGGTTGTTGAAAAGGTCTAGTAAGTACGGAAATTGTGTGTGATTTTGATGTAAGTCCTCGAGTATTCCTAGAGAAAGGAATTTTTATATAAGAATCCACACCATTAAATGAGTAGTAAGATTGATCTAAATCACTTTTTAGGTATGTATCGTTAGTATACCCTTCTTTGTGGCAGCGCCAAAATAAGTCATCATCCTCCATACCCCAATCCCAATACTCATTGGAATATCCGTTTGTTTTTTCAACTTGTTCTTTTGTGAAAACCACTGCACCTCCAAAATATTCATGATATTTAAGTTGATACTCCATTTGAGAAATTTGAGTAGCAATATGTCTTGGATTATCCTGGGGGTATGAGTAATCTGCTCCTCCGTCTACATCTGGTATCATATCAATATCGTGCCAAACAATGTAATCACATCCTTCTTCAAAAGCATGTTTAGCAGCAATATTTTTAGTTGCACCTCTATTGAATAGTTTACTATCATCCTGGTGACAAAAGTAAATATGGAAATCTATTCCTTGCTCCTTTAGGTATTTTCCAACTTTGGGTACAAAGGTATGTAAATGTTCTTCTCTATTTCTATACGGTACGCAAACTCCTAATTTCATACATATTTTAATTTATTCCTACTTTGACAAGCAAAGTTGAGCGTTTATGTTTTTTACTGTGTACATGGTACTGACAGTTGTTAAGACCGTCCTCCGTGTTTTTATACTCATCAGAGTTAATTTCATTATTGTATCTTAACTGATTCCACCTAGTCAGGTCGTCTTTCCATCTACCGCCTATAAAACCTGAGTCTTCATGGGAAAGTACGGTGTATTTACTCATTCTCCTATAGGGAATATAGCCATTATAATTTATAGGTGCTTTAAACTGTTTAAATTCTATATTATTAAGTTCTGCATTCCTATTATATGTGGAATGATCTTGCCATTTATAATCTTTAGTAACGGTACTGTAATAGCTACACTCTGTATTACCTTTACTGCCCTCTATGCTAAATGAATCAATACTTCCTTTAAATTTATTTCCAAGATCGCTACTACTTCCTATAAATATATGTTTAGCCCTACTGTAGTTATATAAGCGGTTATTTAATACAACTTTGCTTATTTTTCTACCGTTATGTATTAATTCTACTGTTTTACTAGAAACATTATGAATAACTTCTAGTTCATTAGCATTGTTTCCAATAGGATCAGTAACTAATTGGTAGAATTCTCCTTTCGAATCAAAAAACTGTACGGTAAGTCTTCTGAAAGAAGAATAAAAAATATCAAAATTATATCCACTGTCAATATTTAATAAGTTAAATTTATCTTGATCTTTATTTAAATCGTATGCCACTTTTCCTAACCTCATACTAATTTTAATATGAAAATCTCTAACCACTTTAAGACAATTTTCAACTTTTATGTACGAGGTTAAACCGTTAAAGACTGCTACTTTATCTACTACTTCAATTTGTGTATTCAAATTTTTAGCAAATTTAATACCATTACTAACACACCTATACCTTAAATCATCATCTTCATATCCCCAACCCCAATAAACATTAGAGAATCCGTTTATTTTTTCAAAAATCTCATTAGGGAATAATGTTATTCCGCCAAAATAGCTCTCAAAAGGTAAATTAGCAGTTGCAAGGTGTATAGGAACATCACTATAGGAGTAGTCAATATCATCTGGAATCATATCGATATCGTGAAATACTACATAAGTGCACTTAAGTTTTTTAGCTTCTAAGAACCCTATATTACATAACATTCCTCTATTAAATGCTGCTCCATTATCTTGTTCTACAACTATAATTTCAAAATCAATTCTCTGTCTCTTTAACTGCCGTTTTATCTTAGGAACAAAGTGGGAGTAGTGTCCCCATCTATTCCTAAACGGAACTACTACTCCTAACTTATTCATTAGTGTCTATGTACTTTTTTTTCCAAAGATCTAAATACCATGCAATTCTTTCTCCCCATTCGTCCTTATCTACTTCTTCAAACCATAAAGTTAAGGCGTCTATAGAGTTAGCAATTTTTTCTAAAGCTTTTACTTGTCGTTCTTCTAATGAAGGAAGGTCTACTTTTTTATTACTCATATTGTAACAATTTTATTAATTAATGAATTCCAATGTGTATAATCCATATAGTCAATATATGAACTTTCTTTTAATATTTCAACTAAATACTCACTATTATTTATGTCTATTTTATCTCCTGTGTTTTTAATTGCATCGTACATAATCTTATACTCCTGAGAATATGCATACTTCATATTGGTATTAGCTACTTTTTTAATCCTACTAATACATGTAGAATCCCATTTAAAATGATGTACTTGTGTGAATACTTCTTCTATGGGCATTCTTTTTGGGTGTTTTTTGCCCCAGCTATTTGTACCGTCTTGGAATTGGGCGTAATGTTGACCGGGAGTAATGTCTTGATAACCTTTCATTAAGGTTACTTTATTTGGACAAGCTCCAGACATAGGGTATCTAAAAAATCCAGCCAGTGGGAAAGTCTTATGTAGATTCGTGTCTCTGTCAACTATTGGGAAAGTACCATCTATACCTATTCTATCTAAGAACCCGCCTGTGACAAAGTCATAACCGCTTCTTTCACATTTATCTATAATGTCTTCGATTGGTTCTGGGTATACCTGTAATTCATCATCATCTGAAACTATCCACCACTCGTTTGGTTTGGTTCTTTTAGTTTCATTGTATAAATCTGTAACTTTATTCCAATTATATTTTGGTTCAGTTACAACTTTATATGGTGTGATTCCTAAATCCTCTACCTTTTCTAAAATATCATCTCTTTCGGATTGTCTATATACTACTACATACACTTTATCTACCTTATCTTCATAATGTTTTAACATATGAGGTAAGATGTGTGTATTCTCTCCGACTACTGTAACTAAGTTAGGCACGCTGTAATAATGTTATTCCTGTTGAGGATGGTTTATCTGGTAATTGACCTGAATTAAAGAAGTTAAATTGTTTCCATTCCGGACCAATCTCTTTTATGAATCTTGGTGGGCCGTCAAATAAGTCGTAATACTCTTTTTCGTCTTCTGTAATAATTAATTCTTTCTGAAATGTTTCATCTGTATCGTGGATGGAGATCATTCCATTTGGAGCTAATAGTTTTGAGTACAACTCAAAGTCTTTTTTAACATCTTCATAAGAATGTCCAGCATCTATATGTAGAAAGTCTATTTTAATATCCTGTTTTACAAAGAAATTATAATAGGCGTTTTCGGTAGTCTCTTTTATAAATCTTGGATTAAATTGGTATCTAAAGTAGGAATTATCTTCTAAGTAATCAGGCGTACCGCCTACTCCGTTAGCTGCGTCGACAAGGTATGTTACACCTATATCACCCCAATTGTAGTCTTTATCGCCTTCAAATATACCTTGATCATGTAGATCTATTCGGGCTTGAGTCATAATACGGGGAATAAATCCTCCACCGGAACCTAAACATACTACCGTCTTGTACCTCATTAACTGAATAATGGTGTATACTAGTAATCCGTCTCCTAAATGATTTTCGGTAGCTCCGTGTGTCCACCTAAACGGTACAGGTCTGTAATCGAGTACTTCTGTTCCGTCCGGTCTATTTCTAACAACCTTATTACTTGTAACGTGAGTTTTAACAAACTCATTATTGATTATAGACATTTTATCTCTTTTTAATACTCGATAGGTCTAAGTTAGGAAAATTTATACAATTTAACAAATGTTTCATTTCTCTATCGTAATTTTGATCTGCTTTATTATTAAGTATAAATCCTTTTAGTGGTCCGTAATGTTTGAATAGAGTTAATGCTTCTTCTTCTGACCATATGCCTTTATCATGTTTATTCCCCCATTTCCATTCTTTGCAGTCCCAGTAGTTAGAAAGTATACTTCTATGTTCTATGCCTTTTTTATTCAACATATGACTTAATAGTAGCTGTTCAGCGAATATAAGGTACTGAGAATTTGGTGCTTTAAGGAGAGTAAATTCTTCCATCATATTAAGACTTTCATTTGCATACTCTCTAGTAAAAAGTGGATCAGGTAAGTTTAGGAAAGAAACGTTCACAGATTCTGTTTTCCATCTAGGTTTATAAGTAAGTTTTTGTACATATGGATCTATAGCTGTAGGATAGTATCCTTTACCTACCTCGTAATTAGTAACATATACTTTAGATAAGTCTAAATAATGTTTAAAAGGTTTATAGATATGTGTATCATTATCCATTAGGATTACTGGCTCACTTACTTCAGCGAGTACCTGTAATTTAGCTGAAGCCCAGAAAACTGATTTATTAATTTTTCTTGATGGTGGGAGTGGTAGTATTAAATCCCAAAATGATATAACTTTCAATCTATCTAGTAGATCTATAGTCATATCATCTGCGTAAAGTGCACAGGTATCCTCTGGATGATTTTTTTTCCAGAGGTGTACCGATGCTAAAAGTAAGAGTATATTGAATTTGCTGTAAAAGCTTTTATTCTTTTCTATATTTTCTAAAACCCAAATTATTTTCAAAACCTTTCATTATTTAGTTATTACGGTGAAACGTGTGTTGTAGTAAAGTACGCATAATACGTAGTTGCTTGTGCTGTACCTGTTGTAATTGTTAGGGTACTTGAAGCAGTGACTTGACTTCCACCTCCATTTGTGCCTGTTCTCCAACTATGGAAAGTGTATGGATATGTTGCAGAAGCAACAATTGTGGGGTTATATATTCCAAGGTCCATATTTTTTATAGTAAAACTTGTAGATGAACCTATTGAATACGGTGCGGAAAGGGATATAGTCCCTCCTGTATTTGCTACTGCGCTTCCGTAAAAACAATCTGTTCCTAAAAGAGTAGAAGCAGACCATGGTGCTGATTGAGTTGGGTACCAATCGCCTAGTGCGCTAGGAAGGTTTGCGTTTGTATCGCTGGAGACGTTATTAGCCCATATATCAAATGTGCTAAAGGCTATTGGACCGCCGGGTGAATATGAATGGTATGACATGTTTTAAACAGTTTCTATTTTATTTTCAGGAAAAAACTCCTTCAATTTATTATATACTTGTCTGTAACCGAACTTGTATATATTATCTACAAGACTTATATTTATTACGTTTCTTTTTTCACTCTTGGATCCAACTTTAACTGTATCTTCTGATGTAACGGTGCGAAATAATGTTATCTCGTCACCGTTTTCATCAAAGCTTGTATAAGGAACTTCCTTACTTATAGTTTTAGTTTCATAAATTGGTACCTCTATCTCCTTCTCTTCTGCAATATCTACCTCAATCATGTGAGGGACTATTACTTCTACTCCTTCCGATGTTTCACCTTCAAAGTAAAGAATTCTTTCTTGTACCAATCCAACCATATTCCTTTGCTCTTCTTCTACATATTCCCTATTGAACGCAGTAGCATGGTCTTTATCTATCCAATATGTCAATTGAAACCTAGCTTTCGCTGTTACTCTATTTACAACTAGACTCTCGATTCTCACGTACACTTCATGTGAAGGTCCGTTACTAGTCTCAAGATCAACATTTAATTTGTAACCCATGTTTTTCTATTAATATATGAACTACTTAGATAATTCGTCTACTTTAGCAGATAATTCTTTTACTGCCTCTATAAGTAAACCTGTGATCTGTGCATAGTTTACTGACTTCATACCTTCGTCGTCTGTTAATACTAATTCTGGTAATACTGCTTCTAATTCTTGAGCAATTACACCGATTGATTTAGTATCGTCTTCTATACGTGTAAATTCTACACCTCTAAGTTCTTTAGTCTTATCTAAAGCTCCTTCGATAGTTTTTACATCTTTCTTTAAACGTGAATCAGAATATGCAGTAATGTTTCCTGTTGCACTAAAGTTACCTGTATAAGCACCACTCATTAAGAAAGTATTACCTGATAAAGATAAACCGTTACCGGCAGTATAGGTATTGACTGTATCTGTGTTAACTACTGTCTCTGTTGCAGAAGCAATTCCTGTTACGTGTCCAAATCCATCTAAAGTAATATCTTGGATGTAAGTACGTCCTGAGTTATTAACTGAACCTTGAGTTGATGTATCAGTATGGCTAAAAGTTGTACCTGTTAAGCTTAATCCTGAACCTGCTGAGTAAGTAGTGTTTGTATCTGTGTATGATGTTAAGTATCCTGCTGTAGCGTGGTTGCCCCAATTGTATGCTGTTTCTCCGAAAGTACCCTGTGCTGCTGATGCATAAGCTGTAGAGTTAGTAATAGCTGCTGTACCTAATCCTAAGTTAGTTCTTGCAGTAGATACACTTGTTAAGTCGGATAAGTTAGAAGCTTTAGCTAATTTTCCAGATTGAGTAGTCAATATAGTAGCGATATCACTATCGTTAGCTATAATTGCATCTCCTAACTCTTTTAATGTATCGTAAGCTGTTCCAGCACCGTTAATTAAGTTGTTAACTGCAGAAGTGACATCTGAGGGTGTTGCTTTAGCATCAAGTGCAGATTGTAGTCCGTCTACGTTAGCAATAGTATGGTTGTGAGAGTCGTCAGCAATAGTTAACGTCATTGTAGCGTTACCTAAATTTGTAAATGTTGCTGTACCACTAGCATCTCCTATTACTGTAAGTACAGGATCTTTAGCGTTAATAGTAGCGATTGCTCCTGTGTTTGTAGATACTGATGCTGCTGTTGCATAGTAAGCTGAAGATTGGCCATCTAATAAATCGGCATCAAGTCCAGATCCAGCTCCGTCTACAGTTTTTAAAGCTGTTAAGATTTCTGCTGCAGACTGGTCTCCTGTTGCTCCTGCTTCGATTCCAGATAATTTAGAAGTGTTAGCTGCAATAGCAGTTGTATTAGAAGATACTGATGCTGCTGTTGCATAGTATGCTGAAGATTGACCATCTAATAAGTCAGCGTCTAAGCCTGAACCTGAACCGTCAACAGTTTTTAAAGCTGTTAAGATTTCTGCTGCAGACTGGTCTCCTGTTGCTCCTGCTTCGATTCCAGATAATTTAGAAGTGTTAGCTGCTATTGCTGCTGCATTAATTGCAACATCGTTTGCTACTGCTGTTACATCAGCATCTGAAGCGTAAGTTAGATCTAAATCTGCTATTGCTTGAGTGTTAGTTGCTACTGAAGCTGCTGTTGCGAAGTAAACTGAAGAATGGCCATCTAATAAGTCAGCGTCTAGTCCAGATCCTGCACCATCTACAGTTTTTAAAGCTGTAAGTATCTCTGCTGCTGTTTGGTCTCCTGTTGCACCAGATTCAATTCCATCTAATTTAGAATTAATTACAGCTACATCTGATATTCTAGCTGTTTCTTCTGATGAAATAGCTGCTGCATTCTGTGCTACTGCAGTATTATTAGAAGTAACGTATCCGCCAAAAGCAGTGTCGTTAACTGTATCTACTGAGTTGATTAATGATACAATCTCTGCAAATGAATCTTTATCTGCAGATGAAGCTGCTAAAATAGATGATACATCTCCTTCTACAGAAGAAACTCTTCCGTCTAGTGAAGATAGCTCTGCCGTATCGTTAGTAGCTCCTGCTTGAATTCCTGCTAGTTTAGCTGAATCTGTGTCAAAGCTAGATTTTAATTCAGAAACATCAACACCGTCTACTACTCCAGCGGTGATAAGGTTTCCAACGGTTAAGTCTCCGGTAATAGAGGCATCACCAGTGTGTGAACCATCCCACTCTGCAGTGATTCCGGTTAATTGTGAACCATCTCCTTTGAAGGATCCGGTAAAGGAACCGGTGATAATGGCATTGTCTGAAATTGGATTGTCTATTCTCATTTTTTAAATAGGTTGTTTACTGTTTCTGTGTTATTAATAAATATGGTTAAATTGTCATTTAATGAAACTGATTTTAGTAACTGCCAGGGCTTATTGTTAATATTGCTAATGTTGATTAGTTTGTTAAAAATCTTATATTTTATAAATTAAATCTGTTTTTATATGCTTTGAAATTTTGTTTTATTTCTTGGGCTGAGAGTGCTCGGTTATAAATTTTTATTACAGGGTATGTACCTTCTCCATACCCACCGTTACTACCCCCAAAAGCTACATTACCTCCTACTTTTATGTCACCTGTATTATCAACTGTGGTTCCTACATTAGTACTTGTTTCTTGGCTATTTTGACTACCATTTATGTAAAAAATAGCTTGACTAATACCATCCCAAGTCCCCACTATATGATAATAGTTATCCCTACCGATTATACCTCCAGGATTAAAAGTATTACCTCCTGTTCTTATATACAAATAAACAGAGTTATCAGTCCCTCCTCTAAATAATCCCCATGACCCTGTATACGACCCTCTTCCTATTATACCTGTTCCACTACCTTGATTATACCATATAGCACTTGAAGGTATGTATACTATTGCTTCAACAGAAAAGGGTTGTGACCAAGAAGAGGGAAAAGTACCCGGATTAAATGTAATTATATCATCTGTACCATCAAATGTAGGTAATCCATCAGAATCAAATGATACATTAGATACATCTATATTTGTTGTTTTGGTTAAATCTATAAGTGAGTTTGTGGAAGAACGTGAACTTACATTAAATGGAGATGCTACCGTACCTACTTCTAATTGTGCTCCGTACATCAAAAATACCTTACCACCGTGACTATTATGTGAACCAATATATATTTGATGAGATGTAGTATCAGCAGGGTTTACTGCAAACGTGTAATGTTGCCATTCAGTTGTTATACTAAAATTGGTGGAAGATGGTAATGCCCATGGACTATTTCTAAAACAACCAACAAAACACCCTTGACCAGCTGTTTCACCTTTTAACCATACTGAAAATGTGTGGGTTGATGTTGTTGTGGGGGTGAAACTCTGGTAAATACGTGGGTATGAGCCATCAGAAGGTAGTGATAGTCTATCTGCTTTTGTTCCTTTAAATGGCCCTTTAGCTACCTTACTATCTATTGTGGGGTATGAACCACTGTTTCTTGCTGTAGTCCAAGAACTAAAGTCACTACCGTAGTTTACCCTGTTGGTTACGGGTTTACCTTTAAAATGTCTTCTACTATACGCCCTATGGTCAAAATCAGAGGAAGGGTTTCTTCCTGTATCGTACCCAAATACTAATCCATCTCTTTTTATGTGCGGTCCTGAATGCATTATATATTAAATCTGTTTTTGTATGCGTTGTAGTTTTGTTGTATTTCTTGTGCTGAGAGTACATCATCATATAACTTAAATACAGGTATCGACCCGTTCCAATAGTAACCAGCTCGTCCACCAACGTTTAAAGCTTGTATTTCGTAAGAACTGTAACTCTTTGTACTATGTAAAACACCGTTGTTATATAAAGTTGCAGTACTACCGTCCATAACTATTACATAATGATGAAAATTTGTATCCTGTACACCTGAACTGCTCCATGCAGAGTTCTGTATTCCCATTGGGTTTCCTGTTCCTGTTGCAGCAGAAGCACAATACAGTCTTTGATTAGTCCCATTACTTGTTGCATCTAACCACATTCTTGCTCCAGAAGTAGTATCTGATTTAACTATTGATTCTATCGTAAAAGGGTCTGTTGTTGGGTTTCTACCGTTAAATAATCCTGTGTTTAGTATATCATCTGTACCATCAAATGTAGGTAATCCATCAGAATCAAATGATACATTAGATACATCTATATTTGCTGCTTTGGTTAGGTCTATGAGTGAGTTTGTGGAAGAACGGGTACCGTATGCAAGTGGGGTAGCGTAGGATTTTTGCTCAACCTGTAGTCCATCCCACCATATTATTGATCCCGGTAAATATGTGTCAGCACCGTCTAGTCTAGCTTGTATACCGACTACTGACGCATTTGTAAATGTTCTAGTATAAGTAAATCTTTGCCATTCTGTTGTTATTCCAAAAGTTGTCGCATTAAAATCAAGGATAGTACCTGATGTGCTAGCTCCAAAGTGAAAAATTTGTCCGGTTGTATTTTGATTTGCTTTTGCCCAAACGCTTATTGTCCAAGTCTGACCTGCAGATGCTGGCGCTAAAGTTCTACTGAGGTTATTATAGGTGCTTGTGTATGCGTCATTACCTATAGTTACCATTTTTAAAGGTGTATTACCTACAGGAGATTTAATACCTCCTTGCGATAACTGGATTTGATTACCTCCGGTGGCCCATGTAATTAAGTTTGTTGGATCATAAGATAACCCTAAAACATTTGTAGTAGGTTCCCCTCTATAAAATCTACGGTTACTATTTCTAAAGTTTAGTCCAGGTAGTAGAGTATCTCCATTATCAAACCCAAATACTAATCCATCTCTCTCTATGTTAGGTCCTCCAGCTGTAGCCATATTATTCTAAACTTCCTGTTGTAGTCCAATTACTACCAGTTAATAAATTCAATATTTCAGTATGGTTATATTCTGTATATTGCTCATCATAAATTGAAGGCCGTCCATATACCCCTGCTTCGATTGAAGAAGTAATCCATGTATCTGGGTTTCCTACATCTTGATAATATTCTTCATATGATGCTGTAACCTCGTTTATTTCGTATTTAATAAATGTTTGTGTGCCATCTATGGATAGACGTAAAGTGTCTACCGAAGATTCTAATACTTGGTTAAAATCTATTGAACTTGTTAGTGTTGTTGGTATGACCAACCACCTTCTATTTTCAAACATATAATATATTTTTATAATCCAAACCTTAGTTTTTGTGCGTTAAAGTTTTGCGCTACTTCAGATGCTGTCATTGCTCTATTGTAAAAATATATAGGACCCATATATCCTGTCCATGAATTAGAAGTCGTATATCGGGTTCCTATTCTATAATTTTTACCAAAGTCTTCATCTACTGAATTGCTTGATGTTGATACTTCATTTCCATTTAGGTATAGTTTAGAACCGGTATCTTCCGAAGTTGCTACCATATGAATCCATTGATTTAAAAAATTAGCGGTGGATGGGTTATAAGTTGCATCGTAATTGTACCCTAGTTGATGTTCCCAGTTAATATTATAACTGCTGTAATTAGCTAAAAACCAATCTCCTCCGTCATTTCTACCATCAAAAAAATATTCATTAGAACTGTTTGTTTTGTAGAACCAAACGCAAATAGACGATATTGTATGACCACCTAGGTCTCCATCAATATTTATACCCCTACCTCCTGCAAAATTAAATACACCGCCATTTATAGCGCTATAGGCAGGAAAATTAGCAGTATCTGGTGTATGTGTTCCACCTCCTGGGGTTCCGCTAGCTCCTGAACAATTAAAGCCCTGTATTAAGTCTGTTGCCGTAGTGTTACCGCTTGTAAAACATCTCGGGGAACCGGCATCAAGGGCAAATTCTAACCCATCTCTAACTATATCTGGTCCTCTATAAAACCCCATAACTTATTGTATTTTTTTTTCTAATTCCTCAATTCTTGAAGCAAGTTCCTTATTAGATTCTATAAGTAAGGCAACTAATTTTTGATAATCAACTCCTTTGTACCCATTACTACGGGTAGTAACTACTTGGGGTATTACTTTTTCTACTTCTTGGGCAATTAACCCAATATCGTTACCACTTCTTGAAGTTATATTTTCTATATCAGATTTCCAATCAAAGGTATATCCACCAATTTGTTTTACTTTATCAGTTGCATTATCAATTGGTTTAATGTTTTCCTTTAATCTTTCATCAGACGAATGGTATGCTATTATGTCTGCTTTACCTTGTATTTCTCCTTGAACAGTTAGTATTCCTCCTATAGTTTGGTTTCCTGTAGTTTCTAAATTACCATCAAAATACGAGTCGCCAGAAGCGTTAACATTTAAAATAGGTATACCAGAAATATCGGACACCGAGAATAGATCTCCGGTTAAATCGTCAGTTACTGAGAATAACTGTCCTTGTGAACCTTGTATATCTAATACTGTTGAACCAGAACCGTATATTTCTAGTTTGGCTGTAGGACTACTCGTCCCAATACCAACGTTTCTGGATGAATCTATTGTGAGTGCTAGTGCATTATTTACATTTATATCTAACTGATTAGTGGTATGGAAGTATCTAAGTCCTCCTACATAGTTATCAGATTCATCACCAAAAAATATATTACCAGATGTACTGCTTGGACTAAGTATTGATATTCCAGCACCTGTTGATGAAGCCGTTTCTACAACTAACCCATTTGCAATAGTATTTGGAGAAGATTGTCCGCTAGAACCTTGCTGTATATGTAATGAACCATTCATGGTATCTGAGGTATCACTCCTCAAAAATGAAGATGCATGTAAATTGTCTACTGTATCAGCGTTTGTTGCCGAAGAAGCGTTTCCTGATAGAGCTCCTACAAATAAGGCTGCTTGGACAGAAGCGTTATTTGTTCCTCCATCAGAATCAAAATGGAATCTTCCAACACCGTTTGTATCGTCGTATCTAATGTAGTCGTTGTTGCTAAATCCAAGTTTATTAGAAGACCCAACTGTTAAGGTATCGACTGTAAGATTAGAAGCTGTATCTGCTACATCACTTCTTACGTATTTACTATCTGTTTGAGTAGTAATATCGAATGAAGTAAGATATCCCAAGTCGTTGGTAAACATAGAAATGTTACCACCTACATTTTGGAGTGTTCTTCCTGAGGTAATAACTGATGTTCCTCCGACCTGTAAGCCAAATACAGCATTAACTCCTGAGTCATCTAGTATTTGAAAATGAATTTTATTAGTATCTTCCGGTTCATAGAAATCTAAACCTTCTGGTGTGGCTTTGATAGCCATATCAATACCGCCATCAGATGAACCATTAAATGTTATTTCAGGATTAGTAGTTCCAGCAAGATCAATGCTTGTAAAAGTAGGTCTTGATGTCGTATTTACTGCTTGATTAGCCGTATAGGTAGTCGCACCAGCGGCAATTCCATCTAACTTATTCTTTAGAAGAGTAGTAAAGTTTTGTTCTGTTTGAGATGCAACTACGAAATCCATATTCCCATTAACATCATCATAGGTAACTGCAATTCCAGTTTTTGTACCTCCTGTTGCTACTAACGGTCCTGCAATATCTTGTACTTGTTCTGTGCTTAATTGAGTGTTTACATAAGATGTAATATATCCAGCACCATTGGCGATATATTGGTTATCTAATGCTCCTCCATTACCGGTATAGGATGTTATCGCTATATTTTCTACGTTGTTTAGCTGAATATCACTTTTGGTAAGGTTTCTTGTTGCGTAAGTAGCATTAGCATCAGTTACGTGCCCATTAGTATCGGTCGTAATATTAAAATCTAAGTCACTAATTACTGTTGCGCCTGTGAGTATTCCAGTATCTAAGTTGATATCGTCTCCAGCATAACTTGGGTGTACATAGTTGTTAGCGTTTGTAGCTCCTGTATATCCAAGATCTACCAAAGTTAATGTTCTAGTAGCAATAACACCGTTAGCATCTGTTACGTGCCCTGAGGTATCTGTTGTTACGTTAATATCGATATCGGAAATAACTGTCGCACCTGTTAATAGACCTGAATCTACTGAGAAGTTATCTCCAGGGTGTATAGGGTGAGAGTAGTTATTTGCACTAGTAGCAATTCCATCTAACTTAGTCTTGTCCTCATCGGTCATAGCTCCCCAAGCACCTGTTGTAGCGGCTGGTATAGAAGCGTTAGTTCCATCTGATGAATTAATTGTTAATGAAGTACTATTAGCAGTTGTAGATAAGTTAGTAGATACGTTTTGAGCAGTGTTAGTAACAGTTACTCCACCAGTTGTCTGGTTTACCGAAATACCGCTACCTGCTCCAACTGAAGTTACTAAGTTAGTATCATCGAAGAACATTGATGCATCGATAGTAAATGTAGTTGCATCATCTCGTGTAAATACTAATTCTTGATTACTACTATTATAAGTACCACTAATAACTCTTGCCAAGTTAGTATCATCTAAGTAAGCAGATAAGTTTACTGTATCAGTAGAACCATCGCCTCTTGTTAGAGTAAGCGTGTTAGCAGCGAATGTAAGCGCGTTAGTAGCAGATGATAGTGCTTGTATTGATGTTGTAGTTACATAAGAACCTACAGCTTGTTTTGTATCTAACTGAGTTTGTATGTTTGAAGTAACACCCTCAACATAATTAAGTTCTGTAGCAGTTGCATTTACATCAGAAATTTGTGATTGAGTTATAGTTAGTTGACTCGAACCACTAATAACCCCCTCGGTATTTAATTTTGTTTTAACTAAAGTATCTGTATACCCAACTTTTGCATTATTTGCAGTAATATCAGAAGCTTGCTGTGCCGTTATACCTGTTTTAGCAGTATTAGCTGTAATCTCAGATGCCTGTTGGGTACTTATTGTAGTCGGAGTATTTTGTATAGAGTTGTAATCTACTTGAGATGAACCGGATACTACTCCTTCACTATTTAGTTTTGTTTTTACATCTGAATCTGTATAGTGAACTAAGTCGCTTATTTGAGATTCTGTAATTGTTATTTGAGAAGAACTTGATACGATACCTGCTGGTATGTTTGTAAGTTCTGTATAATCTGCTGTAGTGTTTGATAAACCTAAAGCTACTGATGCGGAAAAAGCCTGTAAATCAATACCGTCTACTGTTCCTGTTAAGTCAATAGACCCTGTAATACCAAGACTATCTCCAAATAGCACTTTTGTACCAGCACTATCGGTAATCTTTTTACCAGACTGTATCTCTACAGTTCCTTTTAATTCTATATTACCAGTATCAGTTTGAAGAGTTATATCATCTCCCCCCGTCTCTAGTAGTTTTATACTCTGTCCTTCATCTGTAGTAAATGTAAGAGTATTTGAATCCGAAGATATTACTTTTGTTCCGTCAATGTAGAGTGATGCAGAAGATAGATATAAATCTCTCCACTGTTTAGTTGGAGAACCTAAATCATATACATTATCTACTTGAGGTATGATGTGTTGATCTATCTCTGATAGATCTAATGTCTGAGTAGGTAAACCTGTTAGTCCTGAACCATCTCCTACAAAAGAAGAGGCAGAGACAAATGTTTCTACATTAATAGAGTTAAGCCTAGCGTCAGACCCGCTAGTTACTAGTTTTTTCCAATTCGGCATATCACTTAATTACGGTTGGCTACTTAAAATAAGTCCACTCCCCTTTCGGGCCAATAATACTTTACAATAAATAGTGTATATAATATAATAAAAAAAGGCCCGAAGGCCTAATTTTATTTACTATTTTTTTCAACTATTTTTTGTAGTTTAGAAATTACTTGGTAGAATGTTTCAAACTCTGTACCTTGGTAAGTTGCTTGCCTCATCTTTGCGATGATGAACCCAGCCTCCTTTTCATTAATGGAGGCCGGATTATCAATCTTATTTGGGGTATTGTCTGTTCTATTTATTCCCATTTTAAAAAACCTTTTTAGCATTGTATTAACTTATTAACTAT